AGATAATATTATGGCAACTTCAGCCGCACCTTATGGGTTTAAACCCGTAAATTTGATTGGTGGACAGCCTTATGCTGGTTCTACTCGTCAAATTAAAATAGCGTCTGCGTATGACACAAATATCTATAACGGAAGCATCGTATCTATTGTTGCAGCAGGAACAATCGAGATAGTAACCACTGTTGGTTCTAACTCTTCAGTTTTCCCTGCAGGAACAATTGGTGTATTCGTTGGATGTTCATATACAGACCCTAATTCTAGTCAGAAGACTTTTAGCCAATATTGGCCAGCAAGCACATCAGCATCTGATGCTGTTGGTTATATTGTGGACGACCCTGATGTTGTATTTCAAGTTCAAGCAGATGCCACTATGGCTCAAGCTACTCTTGGAGCAAACGCTCCATTAGCAGCAGTACAATCTACTTCTACTGGTTCTACTACAACAGGAAATTCTACTACAGCACTAGATGCTACAGTAGCAACAACCACACAGGGCTTTAGAGTCGTTGGTTTTGTTAATTCACCAAGTTCATCAGTAGGCGATACTTATACTGATGTATTAGTGAAGTTTAACATTGCTCAACATTCATACACTAACGCAACTGGTATTTAAAGGAGAATAAATCATGGCAATTTCAAGAGCTCAGTTATTAAAAGAGTTGCTCCCTGGCCTTAATGCTTTATTCGGAATGGAATACAGTCGTTATGGTGAAGAGCACAAAGAAATCTACGAAGCTGAAACATCAGAACGTAGTTTTGAAGAAGAAACAAAACTAGCTGGTTTTGGACAAGCACCTGTCAAAGACGAGGGTTCCGCCGTCGCTTATGACAATGCACAAGAAGCCTTTACAGCTAGGTATAATCACGAAACCATTGCTTTAGGTTTCTCAGTAACAGAAGAAGCAGTCGAAGATAATCTCTACGACACTTTATCTGCGAGATATACTAAAGCTTTAGCACGTTCAATGTCTAACACAAAACAAGTGAAAGCATCTAACGTATTAAACAATGGTTGGGACTCTAGTTACACTGGTGGTGATGGCAAAGTATTATTTGCTACAGACCATCCGTTAGTATCTGGCGGTTCAAATAGCAATACCCAATCAACAGCTGCTGACTTAAACGAGTCATCATTAGAAAATGCAATTATTCAAATAGCTGCATGGACTGATGAAAGAGATTTGTTGATTGCTGCTAAACCACGTAAGTTAATCATTCCACCAGCGTTACAATTCGTTGCAACCCGTTTATTAGATACTGAGCAAAGAACAGGCACAGCTGATAATGACATCAACGCAATTAGAAACAATGGTGCAATACCTGAAGGATATGCTATCAATCATTACTTAACTGATACAGATGGCTATTTCTTAACAACCGATGTACCAAATGGTCTAAAGCATTTTACTAGAACATCATTAACTACATCTATGGATGGAGATTTTGATACAGGCAATGTTAGATACAAAGCCCGTGAAAGATATTCATTTGGTTGGTCAGACCCTCTAGGAATGTGGGGATCACAAGGTGCTTAATAAGCACACTTGAGGGTGTTTAGTTTTTCATAGTTCTAAACACCATTCTGAAGACCTGGCACTCTCTCGCTGGGTCTTCTTTTTTTCTTTTATTTATTTATAAATATAGTATACTTTATATATCGGGAACAACTGCTTATCTTACTGCCCCGAACAGACGCATACACGATAGATAAGTACAACTTTGTATGGAGATATAAAAATGGCAAATACAACTTTTAACGGAACAGTCAGGTCAGAATCTGGTCTGAAAGTCGTTTCTAAAAATTCAACTACTGGTGCTTATACAGACAAGATGACGTTTGATTCATCTGGTAGAATGATTACTACAACTGGTTCACATTTAAAATATACAGCAGCAACTGGATATGCAGCATCTGACTTTATTGTTGGAAAAGGTGGAAGCTCTGCAAATACTGTAGACCCTTATACAGAAAGTTCAACTCAGTTATTTCCTTTAGGAAGCCTATTACTTTACGGTAATACAACTTATCGTTATGGTAAAATGGGTGCTGGTGCAGTAACTGCAGGTAAATGTGTAACTCACGCTGCATCAATCGCACATCATTTTGATTTGGCAATTACTGCTGATGTGGCTGCTGGTGAAACAGCAATATCGGTAGAAACTGCGGGTACAGACCTTACAGCAGATCAATATGCAGGTGGATACCTTTATATAAATGATGCAACAGGTGAAGGTCAAATGCTTAGGATTAAATCTAATCCTGCTCATGACCACTCATCTGATCCAAGTGTTATTATTACTTGTTATGATGATTTAAAAACAGCTTTAGAATCTGATGATACTAAAGTAACATTAATTGCTGACCCACTTAGTGCTTTAATTGGTCAAGCTGCTACAACTACAGGTGCAACAATGGGTGTCACAGTTATAGACATGACAGCAGCCTATTATGGTTGGTTTGCAGTTTCAGGACCAGCTACAGTATTAACTTCAGGAACTTTAGTCGTAGGTAACCATGCAGTACCATTAGGTGCTACTGGTGCTGTTGGACCAGCTGCAGGTGATGTTATACAAGTAATTGGTACAGTTATGATTGTTAATGTAACTACTGATTATTCATTAATCAACCTTTATGGCATTATATAAATAATTTTAATTGTGGGTCTTCGGACCCACAGTTAATAACTAACGGAGATTAATATGGCAGGTTATCCAGATATTCAAGTAACCTTTGTAAGTGACGAAGTTGCAGCAGATGATGATTTTATTGTAACAGCGGCACGACCTAATACAACTGCAACTCTTGCAAACGCAAGTTTCGCATCAGGTGGTGCAAGGATTTTAAATGTTACCACAACTGGCACAGGCGATAATGCTAAAACAAACACTATCGTTGGAACAGATGTTTTTGGAGATTCTTTAACAGAAGTTATTACCTCAACTGGTTCAGCAGAAGCAGTAGATGGTACAAAATACTTTAAAACAATTACATCAGTAACAAGTTCAGCTCAATTTGCAGCAAACATGAAAGTAGGTTCTACTACAGGTGCAGCACAAGCTGTATTTGGTGATAGAGTAAGACTGAAAGGTTATTCAATAGTTTCAGGCGGTTCAGCAGGAGTTATTGAGTTGATTAATGGTACCCCAGAATCGGGTACAACTTTATTTAAAGCAAGAACTATCGGCACAGATAATAGTGTCGAAGGTTATACAGTGCCTGGTGCAGGTATTTTGTTCGCAGACGGTATGTCAATTAAATATACTGTTGGAACAATAGATATGATGCATTTTTATTACGCATAGAGGTATATGGCTACTACCAGAAAAAAGGGTATGGGAATTAAAACTTCGGTTAAGTCGGGTAATTTTAGAAAGACTAAATCGGGGGCAGGAATGACAACGAAAGGGGTCAAAGCCTATCGTAAAGCCAACCCTGGTAGTAAATTGAAAACAGCAGTAACTGGAAAGGTTAAGAAAGGTTCTAAAGCTGCAAAGAGACGTAAATCATTTTGTGCACGTAGTGCAGGACAAATGAAGAAGTTTCCTAAAGCAGCTAAGAATCCTAACTCAAGGTTACGTCAGGCTAGAAAAAGGTGGAAATGTTAAAATGGCTTCAAAGACAGAACAATGTTTATTAAGGTTAGAAACAAAATTAGACCATGTTCATAAAGATGTTGAACAAAACAGCAAAGATATAAAAGAACTGCAAACAAATATATCTATGGGTAAAGGTGCGGTAAAAACTTTAGTTTGGCTTGGTAGTATTGCAGGAGTTATTTTAGGTTTTATTAAATATGGAGGAGGCCCATGATTGGACTTATTGTATCAGGGTTAAGTAGTGGAAAGAATAGTTTAACAATTATAGGAGAAGGAAATGCCATACGGTAAAGGAACTTACGGAACTAAACGTGGACGCCCACCAGTAAAGAAGGAAGTTAAGAAGATGAAACACGGCGGTAAAGTTGGTAAATGCCCTCGTGATGGTATTGCAATGCGTGGTAAGACAAGAGGATAATCTAGGAGCTTAAGATGGCTAGAAAAATTGGTACAAGACGTGGTAAGTCTCCAATCAAAACAAGATTGGAACAAGAGCGTAAAGCAGGTCGTAAAGACCCTGAAGGTAAAAAGAGTTTTCGAAAGGGGCTAGAGATAGCTTCTTTAGTTATACCAGGTTCTTTAGGTGTGAAGGCAGGTGCTAAGGCGACTAAGGCGGCTCAAGATTTACATTCTGCTGTTTTTACTTCTGGACTACGTAAGGCAGTTAAAAAGAAGGCAGGTGCTAAGGCGGCTAAGGCAAAAAAACCATCATCTTTTGCAGAAAAAGATAGGCTGGACCAAAAAGCAACTGATAAATTTTGGGAAACGCACTATCATATTAAAGATAAGAATTTAGCATTAGCAGAAAAAGCTTTAAAAGAAAGAAAAGCATTATTAAAAAAAATTGAAAAATTAGATAAACCTATGAAACAATCTACTAAAAAGGTAGCAAAGAAAAAGAAAGGCGTGCCTCTATCTGTTAAAAGTATTCCTCTACTATTGGAGAGAAGTAGTAATTTAAAGAGTAAGAAAAAGAAAGCTGGTGGCATAGTTAAATCCCGTCGTGGCGATGGTATAGCAAGAAGTGGTAGAACTAAAGGGAGAATAGTCTAATGGCACAAGGCGGAAAAACCATAGAAAGTAGCGGCTTCTTTCATGTTGAAACAGTTAGAGATCGTATGCGAAAAGAAATAGAAAAATTAAAAAAAGCTATGAAAAGTGCTAACCCCAAACAAAAAGATGAAATACAAAAACTTATAGCCGCTAAACGAGAAGGAATTAAAGCTACTAAAGCTACGATGTACGATAAATTTAAGTATAGAAAAGGCGATTACAGAAATCCCATTCCAACCCTAAAGGGTACTAGGAAGGATGATGAGTCTAAGAAAAAGACAGCTGCCTATCTAAAAACACAAGCAGTATTAAAAAAAGAAGATAAAAGGGAAAAAGGTATGAAAAAAGGCGGTATAGTTAAATCCCATCGTGGCGATGGTATTGCTAAACGTGGTAGAACTAAAGGGAGAATAGTCTAATGGCTAGACAGATTACAAAAAGACGTAAAATGACCCCAGAAAGAAGAAGGGAGCTCGACCTCAAATATAGGACCTTTAAAGAAAGGAGTAAAAGAAGCCTTTTAAATGATATGGATAAAATAATGGGTGGATATTATGCACCTTATATTAGTGGTGAGGAGGAATTTGGTGCTACTAAAGGACCATTAGGTGGAAAAAGGATGAAAAAAGGTGGTAAAGTAAAGAAAACTAAATCCCATCGTGGCGATGGTATTGCTAAACGTGGTAGAACTAAAGGGAGAATTATCTAATGGCTATTAAAGGAAGAAAAACAGACCCATTAACAAGAATGATAAATAAGACAGCCTTTATAAAATACCTACAGAGTCCAGAAGCTCGAAATAGATTTTTGGCTATACCTGGATTAGAAGCAGATAGAATTCCTGTTGTAAAAAGATTAAAAGAAAAAAGATTAAAGGAAATGCAAGAAATTTATAAAGATAAAGATAGAGTAAGAGATAAGGATAAAAAGAAAAGCAAAAAGAAAATGAAAAAAGGTGGTAAAGTAAAGAAAACTAAATCTCATCGTGGCGATGGTATAGCTAAACGTGGTAGAACTAAAGGGAGAATTATCTAATGGCGACATCAGGAACAACAGCGTTTAACTTAGATTTAAATCAAATAGTTGAAGAAGCATTTGAAAGATGTGGGTCAGAAATGCGTACAGGTTATGACTTACGTACAGCTCGCCGTAGTTTAAATTTACTAATGGCAGAATGGGCTAATAGAGGTATTAATCTTTGGACTATTGATGAAGGTACTGTTTCTCTAACTGAAGACACCATAACTTATAATTTACCTGCAGATACTATTGACTTACTTGAACAAGTGATTAGGACAGGCACAGGAACTAGCCAAGAAGATATAAATATTACAAGAATATCAGCGTCTTCTTATGGAGTTATTCCTAATAAAAATTCTACAGGTAGACCTGTACAAGTTTGGATTAATCGTCAAGTAGCACAACCTACTATTAATGTGTGGCCTGCTCCTGAAGATAATACTTATACCTTTGTTTATTGGGCACTCAAAAGAATTGAAGATGCAGGTACTGGGGTTACTAACCAAGATATACCCTTTAGGTTTTTACCTTGTTTAGTAGCAGGATTATCTTTCTATCTTAGTTTAAAAATACCTAACGCAGGAGATAGAACTCAGTTTTTAAAACAAGAGTATGAAGAACAGTGGGTGTTAGCTTCAACAGAAGATAGAGAAAAATCTGATTTAAGAATTGTACCTAAAAGACAAAGTATATAGGAGAGATATATGAAGAAAAAGGTTATGAAGAAAAAAGCTTTTAAAGCTCATATGATGTATGACAAAAAAACAGGTAAAGGTGTAAAAGCCCCTACTATGGCTAAACACTTAGCCTTAAAGAAAAAAGGCTACGGACATACTAAACCAAGGAAGAAGTAAATGAGTAAGTACGCATCAGCAAAACATACGATTGCAGAATGTGATAGATGTGGGTTTCAATATAAACTACACGATTTAAAAAACTTATATATAAAAGCAAAAGATACCCATATTAAAGTTTGTAAAGAGTGTTGGGAGCCAGACCATCCACAGAATATGCAAGGTATGTATCCTGTAGATGATCCGCAAGCTGTTAAAGACCCAAGACCTGAAAAAAACTTAGATACACAAAGAAATTTTCAGTATGGATGGGACCCTGTCGGTCTTAATAATCCTTTACAATTAGAAGGATTAGTAGATAATTTAAAAAGTAGTGGTCAAATAGGGTCAGTAACTATTACAACAACTTAGGAGTAAATGATGAATAAAGATAGAAAAGGAGCTAAAGTAACTTACAAGCAACCTGAAAATGTTGCCGCACCTAGTACAGGTGGTTATCCTGAAAAGGATGTTAAGACTGAGGGTGTAGTTACTCGTGGTAATGGAGCAGCTACTAAAGGTAAAAAAGCTAGAGGCCCAATGGCATAAGGATAAATAATGACTTATACTGAATTAGTAGCAGCAATACAATCTTACACAGAGAATGAGTATACTACCACTGATGTAAATACATTTATTAAGAATGCGGAACAACGTATATATAATACTGTACAGCTACCTGATTTACGTAAAAATGTTACAGGTACTATGACATCAGGAAATAAGTATTTTGCTTTACCTAGTGATTGGTTATCAACTTTTAGTATATCTGTTATAAACAGTAGTAATGAGCATAGCTTTCTTGTAAATAAAGATGTTAACTTTATAAGAGAAGCTTTTCCTGATACTGATTCAGGGTTCTATGGAATACCTGAATATTATGCTATATTTGACGATAATACAATGATTTTAGGGCCTACACCAGATGCTAACTATAGTGCTGAATTACATTATTATTACTATCCAGAAACTATTGTTACTGCTAGTAATACTTGGTTGGGGGATAATTTTGATACAGCATTATTTTATGGAGCATTACTCGAAGCTGCTGCGTTCATGAAAGAAGACCCAGATACAGTAACTCAATACACAGCAAAATATAGTGAGACTATACAGCTATTAAGAAATTTAGGTGAAGGTAAAAATAGAAGAGATTCTTATAGAAATGGACAAGAGAGGGTACCAGTAGGTGGAAAATAAAGCAGCAGTAATAAGAGGTGTGGATTATGACGTGGTAACAACATCAGGTCAGGGGCATACACCTGAGCAAATTGCAGAAATGGCTTTAGCAAAAATAATTTATGTAGGTAAAGATGCTAATCCTTTATTAAAAGAGCAAGCAGAAGCTTACAAAGACAATATTAGACATGTTCTAATACAGTATATGAAAAAGGCTATTAAGTCTAATCATACAACTATAGCGAATAAACTGCGAAATGTAGGGCATTCAGAATTAATTAAACTCTTGGAGATTTAAAAATGGCAATCTCTCAAGCAATGTGTACATCATTTAAAGTTGAGTTGTTGAATGGTATTCATGCTTTTAGTACAACAGTAGCTCGTGGAGACACAACTGCTGATACTTTTAAAATGGCATTATATACTTCATCAGCTACTTTAGGTGCTACAACCACAGCATATACATCATCAAACGAAGTTTCAGGCACAGGATATACAGCAACAGGTCAAGCACTTACAGCGGTAGCTCCTACTTCATCTAGTACTACAGCGTACTTAGATTTTAGTGATGAAACATGGACAACAGCAACTATTACAGCTCGTGGAGCATTAATTTATAATGATACACAAAGTGATAAAGCTGTGGCAGTATTAGATTTTGGTGGGGATAAAACATCTACAGCAGGGGACTTTACAGTAGTATTCCCAACAGCAGATGCTTCAAACGCCATTATACGGATAGCTTAATAGGAGATATAAATGGCACTTGTTCTTAATGATAGAGTTAAAGAAACTACCTCAACTACAGGTACTGGCACAGTTACTTTAGCTGGAGCTGTTTCTGGGTTTGAAACTTTTGCTGTAGGTATTGGTAATAGTAATACAACTTATTACTGTATTGTACTAAATGCAGAATTTGAAGTAGGTTTAGGTACTTTATCTTCAGATAGCTCAACCCTTGCTCGTACTACA